CTAGGAACTTTTGGCAAGGATTCCCGCGCGGTTCACACCGTCGTCGAGCCTGATTTGTCTGGCCGCCAGCAGGAAGTCGAGACGAATCACCGCGAAGCGCGCGACCGTGTAGATATAGGCCAGGTTGCACGCCGTATGGTCGCGCTCCGGCGCCGCGAAGTTGCGTGCGCTCGCACGATCATCGGCCGCGACCCTGTCGGTCTGCACCTGAATGGCCGGATGTCGGCTCGCCAGAAAGCAGTCTAGCGGTGCTACAGGGACCGCGATCGAGCCTGCGCCGCTCGATCGCCTGCGGCCGCGCAGCAATGGAAATGATTGCTCTATTGAAGGTCGCGGGTGTCGTCGACCTTTGTGATTTTCCAGGCATCCCCCTGTTTGCGGAGAAACACCAACACACTGACCTTGTCCGTCGATCCAAAGGTAACGGGCACGACCGCAACATCGTCGAGCATCACAGCGGGGCGCGTTGCGATATTGGCAGCCCAATCGTGCTCGTCGTAGTCCTGCACCTTGGTGAAATAGTCGCTATCGCCCGGCAGCCGATTATGGTGATAGGCGTTGCGCAGCTTGTCGGCCGTCGCTTTGGCTACGTACGTATAAATCCCTTTGTCCATCAACGGATAGACATCATTCGATTGCCGCTTGATGTACCAGGCGTAGAACGCTTTCGTGCTTGCATCAGGCGTGACGCTATCCGCGAGCGCGGCCTGCTGCAAAAACATTCCGCACACGAGCAGCCATACCGACACAGAGAATGTGAATATCTTCTTCATGGTGGGCCCTAGTTGTACCGGTAGGTCTTGTGTGAGGGCTGTGCCTGTCGATAGGCAGGCCCCGGATAGAAGCCTTGCGCGCCGGAATGCGTTTGTTTGAAATCAGATACCCAGATCGAGCCGTCAAAAATCGCCATGTGCCCGGCGGGGTGTCCGGGCGCCGGTTGTATCACGACCACGTCGCCTTTCTGCGGCGATCCGGTTGTTTCCCGAAAGCCAACCGCTTGCAAAAGCGGGCCGTAGTCCTTGGCGAAGTGCGCGTGGTGCAGCGAGAGGCCGCCGGCTTCTATCGCCTTGCGCACGTACCTTGCACAGTTGCCGGTGCTGTGGGATTGCGCGTGATCGTCTGCGTAGCTAGCGGCGACGGATTTATCGAATGGCATTCTGTCTCCTGTGAGGAAAGGAAGCGCGGTGGAACGCTACCACACGAGAGGCGCTGAAATCGTCAGAAATGATTCGAAATCGGTCCGCGCCCGCGAAGTTATGCGGGCTGGATTACAGCAACGACAGCCGCCGCTTCGACCTTGATAATCAGGCCGCTTTCACTAGCTTCAACCGTCCTTTCTTCGCGACCTGAGCCGGGTCGAGATTGGTGTATCGCTTCAGATTGCGCCAGCCCTTGTGCGCGGTCACGGCGGCCACTTCTGGTCGATGCCGCTGCAGTATGTAGTGCTCGTTCGATTTCGGCACCACTGCGCGCTTTGAATCGGCGCGCGCCTGTCGGTATTTTCCTGACGAGCTCCCCCACGGTCACGGTGGCCGCGTCGACCGCGTTGTGCCCCTTGTCGATCTCGGCTTCCCTCTCCCGCGCCCAAGCCTCCGCAGCGGATTCAGTTTTGAACGTTTTTGCTATACTCTGCCCTCGCTTGCGTACCTGGGCACGCCAGCGACTGCCCACCGGCAGGATCGAAGCCATGTGCTTAACCCGTCTGGAAACTGACGCAGTGCCAGATCATTTGCTACAGGATCGACCTGTAGCAAAAAGTGCAGCGAAGACTGCTATACACTGGGTTCACAGGCTGTCACGGCGCTTCATTTAGGAAGAAGCAGAAAAGCCGGAAAGCCTACGGGATAAGGCCGAAGCCAATAGCAGCAAGGCTACGGTTTTCGCATCGCCAATATCCATCTCCCTGTAGTTCAATGGATAGAACAAGTGCCTCCTAAGCGCTAGATACAGGTTCGATTCCTGTCAGGGGGACCAATAAAAGGCTTAGAAGCCTTTATTTGAAAGGGCTCGCAGCGATTTTGGCGTGAATTTGGCGTAATCGCGCCGCAACTCTCGACGCCGGCCGACTGCAGATAGCAGTCGAAGTCGCCCGGGTCTAGGAGTCCGGCTGAAGCCCCAAACTCGACCGGCATCGGCATCGGCCGAACTCAGTGTATCGCGGCCCCAAGCCTGCAACGTTGTGTTCGGGTATAATGGCGCGTTGTAGTAGTTTTGACGACACTCTGCTTAACTTGAGCATTTCGGAGCAGACGAGACGGCGTTAGATTCGTTACGGCGATTATGATGTTCGGAAAGTATTACTCCTGCGAACTTCTTCGCCCTGCCGTTCGTTAAAGCAAGCGATATAATCTTTACCATCCGACGGGGATGTCACTTGATTGTGACACTTCGGGGCACTCAACGCATGACGGTGGCATCTGCCAATGTTGTGTTCGGATAGCTAGGCGACGTTTGGTGTGGCCCGCCTTTGCTTTGGGAGCGTTCTCCGCCCAAAGTGGATGATCAGGAGATAGCTCTACCGCCTGACGAGCGCTGGCACGCATGGCCAATCGGTCAATTTGCCGGGAGCGATTTGGAGTCAGTCACCTCCGCTGCGATGAACCTCGGAGCTTCGCGGCTGCTGGTATTCCGAACCGACACAGATCACCTCATGCAGTACTGCATGAGGTGTTCGCACTTCTGGGCGAAGCAAATGTCATCCCAAAGCCTCAGTGATGCCGAGATTCAAGCTGTCAAGCAAGCCTTGATCACACGTCGTTCCGAAAAGGGCGACCTGCTGCTCGGTGCTCAACTTGGACAACTAATCGCCAAAACGATTGCTCCGCGCCTGCTCCGTGATCTCCCGATACTGCGAGATTTGGCTGAAGATGAATTCAGGGAACTCGTCGAACTCGTCCCTGACGCCTTATCTACTGCAGACGTCCAGTACCGCATCATTGCAGACCAAACGCCTGTATCGCTTACCCATCAAGATTTGAAGTCCGTTTCAGGCCCCGAGCTCTGGAAGTTCTTCTCCAACCCGAATCAATCGTGCTCATTGGCCATCGAGCCAGCAGCCGGCATCATCTATGTTGCACCTCTAAGGGCGATTTTCCCGGTGGGTCTACAAAAGTTTGAACGGATGGATAGCGAGGACTATCGCGTCCTGGCCGGTCAGTTTGCCGCGCAGCAGGACTCTCCGCTTCGAGAAAAACTCGAAAAGTGCTTGGTTGAACCCCATTACTATGATCTTTGGATCGCTGCGTTGCGGGCTGCTAGTTCGCCGGAACGCAAGCTCCTTAAAATATGGGAGATCCTGCGGACCGAACACATTGCTAAGCGCCTTGGCGAGCGCCTGACCATCGCAGGGGTTTCTGTAGCTTTGCAAGCCGAAATCATTTCCGCAGCTCGCGCTCGGAAGAAGCCGGCTACGCAACAAGTTATCGCGCAAGAAACTGCGCCTGCATCAATTGTTCACCCGTGGTCCGCTCCTCACACTGCCGATGCTGTAACCGATAATGAGGCGCTAGAGCGGCTCCGTGAGATCGTTCACGCCTCGGTGGACCGCATGAGCATCACCGAACTTCGAGAAGTGCGCATTCCCGCGGGCATCCTCCTCGACGTCGCTCAGCAAAAGCGCAGCTAAGAGCGATTCTGAATGCGCCGCTTGGTGATAGTCTGCCGCCCGCAGGATTCCGCAGACATTCGTGCGCGGGTCCGAGAGTACGCTCATCCTGGCGTCGTGGACGCATTCGTCGCGATCAAGGAGGTCGACGTAGATGTCGCCGATTCGCGCGACACCGCACTGGAAATTATGAACGAGGGGCATTCGACTCGAGTTCCATCGGGAGCGACAAATCCCCAACCGTTCGTAGCTGCCACGAAAGAGATCGGCAATTTCCTGAAAATGGGGAAGTCCGCGTACGGAATCCATTACGAGGAGCACGCGGCTACCAAGCTTCGCAAGCTCGCGGGTAATAGGAAGGAGTGCCTCGTATGGGATCTTCTGCAAACCTGCGGACTCACCGTCGTTCCCGCCGCCGCCTACATGCTGCGGACGTATGCGCATACCAGTCACGTCATTGATGCATCTGCCATCAACAGTTGGATCGGACAGTTTCGCAAGCTCAAGGTCGAAAAATACGGCTTGGCGATCCTCAGGCAGATTCGACTTATGGAGCAGTCGGTCTTGGGCACTCTTCTTGCTGACGCGCAAATCCCGGACGGGGCGGCGATCTGTGTCAACCGAGACGCGACGACTAGCGGCAAGAGTGAAGCGGTCGTGTCTAATCTTGTGCTCAAGCGTGCGGCTGGAGGCAAGGTGTTCGACTCGCCGAAGGACGCGGTGGACGCAGGCCATACAAAAATTGCAATTTTTGAGGATGGCCTCTGGACCGCAACCGAGCTGATCGGTGTTTTGCAAAGCATGCTTGGAATGCGCACCGCACGCGAGAAAACACCCGCCCTTACCGACTTGAGTCGGATCGGTGAGCTGGACTTCACGCTGGTCTTTGGCGTCGCTACCGACTACGGGCTCGCGTGTCTCGACCTATTTCTCCGCGAGAACAACCTCTCGAACATCAGGGTAATCGCCGGCCAAAAGGTATCGGTTACTGGAGAGGTGGATGTGCTGGCAGCATTCTCCTCCACTGGGGCGACAACGGCTGAGTTGCGCCGTCTGGGCCCACCCGCAGAAATTATCCGACCTGCTGTCTTTTCTGCAACCGCGCTGACGAGCCCCCAGGAGGCTGACATGAAGGCTTTCTGCGAAGATGTCGGGCGACAGCTCTTCGTTAACTACATCCAGATCATGAAAGAACGTCGGCCCGACTACAAGGACTGGCCAGCTGAGAAACTGGATCGATGCAGTCTCGGGATGTGGGGTTTCGGAATGACATTCGCTTTCGCTCACTCGGTCCCGAAAGCTTCGTTACCGCTGCTGTGGTCCGAAGGTGAGGTAACTTGGCGCGGCGCAACGGTTTCAAAGTGGACGCCACTGTTCCCGAATGTGATCTGAAGTACGGCACCAAAGCAAATTCACCTCGTTTGAGCTGATATGGCTGCCACTTATGAGCAGCGAGCGACACGGTTCTACTTATCTGGTGGTCCTAATTTTCAACCCTAGACTGGAGCCGCGCAGAAAGTTGGAATGCACTACGGGTAGGAGCGGTGTAGCCCCCTAACTTTGGATCACCGCTCGGTGCTTAGTTGCGGCATACCAGCCATCTTTAACCTGCGGCTGTCGCCCTGAAATGGTCATTCACGGAAAAGTGTCGATTGGCTGCTCTTGGCCGAGAGCACGTCTCGAAAATTTTCCCGGGCGCCCCCGTCGAATGCCACGGGCGGCCGGCCGTTACTCCGGCTGCTGTGTCCGCGCCACTGTGTCGGGCGATTTTTCCGACCATACGCTGGCGAGTGATGCGCACCTTCACACCTGCGGTGCAGGCACCCGTGGGTTTGATCATTGTGCCCCTATTCGCGCCAGCATGGCATGGAGGGGCTCATCGCCGTTGACGCAAATTGAAAATCATCGAGCGGACCTCCTGCCGCCGCCTGATGCTCCGCTGCTACGGCACAGCTTCTGGTGGGTTTCCGCAAGCTCAGTGACACCGGGCATTCAAACGACGATCGCCCCGTAGTTGATGCCGACATAACAACGCATCGCGGCTTGCAACTCTGAGTCGCCCAGCCAGTACCGGCCGTCCTCGGACCTTACCCCGCCCGGCGTTATTGACCCAACACACGCCACCGCCTGAACTCCCAACTCGGCGTCGTGGATCATCCCGACGACGATGCGCTCACGCTCGATAATCGGCTGCGCCAACGCGGGATCCATTGAAAACCGAGGCACACGTTGCGCCGAACCCTGCATGGCGATATCGGTGTTACGCTGCTCGACCTGGGCTACCCAGTAGTCGAGGTGCGATCCGGACAGTTCGTCGACGAGCATCGTTTCATCTCCTTCGGCCATTTTTTTGCCACTCTTCAATCATGCGCTTTCGCTGCGCGGTGAATTCCTGCTGGCGTGGCGTAGGCGGATCGGTCAGGCACGGCTCCGCATCCAGCTCCCGTTCGAAGCACTCCCATACCGAGCCCGCCAGATGTGGACGGCCGTTGTCGGCGATCATCTTCCGAACCTGATCGGCGCGCATGATCATCGCGCGCAGCCTGTGTATCTCCCTGAGCAGCGTCAACACCGCGGGCGTCGGATCCCGGTCGTAAATCTCGGCCAGTTCTGCGGCAGTGAGGGGGCGACGGGGACGCATGGTCGTTGGTTTCGACACCTGTATGGATGTACAGTATATCGGGGATTCTGCCGGTTGCATCTGGCACTATCATTGGAAAGTCCACTGGAGGTATTCCATGTGCTATTCGGCCCAGATTGAGGCGGACTACCGGAAGTACGTCAGGATGTTCGGCGCTGCGATGAGCCTGCGCGCGTTCGTGGATCTGTACTGGAGACGCAATGGCAGCAACCTTAAAACGCCGATGGCAATGGACGCGGCGTTTTCCGATGCCGGGACCGAAGAAGAGCGGCGCATCCGGGCGCTGATTGCCGAATATAACGCGTGGTCGAAAACGGCACTCGAGGAGGAACTGCTCCGGCAGCGAGCCAGGCTCGCCGACGCCGAACGTGCGCTTGAAAAGAAGCCGACCAGGGCGGCCACCGAAAGCAGGCGGATCGCGACCGGCAGGATCGACGCTGCAGTGCGCCGTCTGGCTGACCTCGCGCGCACCGTCCCGGTAGAGGCAGATTCACGGATCTATCCCGGCTGGTACGCGCCGGTCCTGATCGTTCAGGACGGTCAGCGCGTTGTGGTGCCGATGCGTTACCGCTGCCGGCTACCTGGCTGGACCGAGCAGATGGAGAAGGACAAGCCGGGCACGTACAACGCCCGGCTGGACAGCCTGAAACACGTATGGGCGAAGCTGTTTGGCCACAACCACGGCATCCTGCTCGCCAACCGGTTCTACGAGAACGTCAGGCGCGACGGGAAGAATGTTGTCATTCAGTTCGACCCGTCACCGCCACAACCGCTGCTCCTCGCCTGCCTGTGGGCGCGCACGGCGATACCGGGCGAACCCGATCTGTGGTCGTTTGCCGCGATCACCGATGACCCGCCGCCGGAAGTCGCCGCAGCCGGTCACGACCGCTGCATCATTCCAATCAGGCCGGCCAACCTCGACGCGTGGCTCAGTCCTGATCCGTCCAACCTCGCGGAGCAATACGCCATTCTTGACGACCGGGAACGGCCCTATTACGGGCATCGCGCGACGGCATGAACCGCCGCCGGCTTGTCGTCACGGATCGCATGTAAGACGGGACTTTGAACGGCTCAGTACGACCCGGAGCGGTCCTTTGATCGCAGCAGGCGACCGACCGGCTTACACCTGAGAGCAGCCGTTGGATAGCAGGAAAGCGAGTCGCAGTATTACTTTAGGGCTCGTGCTTACGCGTACTTCGCACGCAGACAGACAGTTCCGGCACAATTTGGTCGACCGCGCTCGTACTTGCGAACCCTGCGCAATCGCGCAGATAAGACGCAGCACGCCATCGCATCCCGCAAGAACAACGATGGACGGAGCGTCGTAGCTGTTCGAGCTCAATCATTGATCCACCGAACATCAGTCGCCTAATGCAGACTCGCTGAATTCTTTGAAACGAGCAACAAAGCGTCCCAAGGATGAGCGGAGTAAGAAGTCAAGTCCAAAAGCTTTCTCGACTTCCTGTCAGTTCAGTGTGCGTGCGTCCCGGGACTTAGGCGTCAAATTCTACTTGTACCACTCGGCCTTGATGGACGCGAAATCCACGTCCTTCCATTCCTGCTTCCAGAGCTGCCAATACGGAATGTCGTTAGAGGATGGTGCGTCGGCGCAAGGGTCAATTTGGACGATTGACGGAAGAATAATGGATTCACCTACCAGTAGTGCCTCACCTTGGCGGAAAGACGTCATCTTATCAATCAGCGAACCGAGTGAGTCCGGAAGCAGTTTCTTCACATACCCTTGATCCGTTGGATTTGTAAGGCGCATAGCAATGAAGTTGCTACATTGAGAGAAGATCGTTTCCGATATCTCGGATGGTCGTTGGCTGGCGAGCAACAAGGTGACGCCGTACTTCCGTCCTTCCTTTGCGATCCGCTCTATGGAGACTTTGGACGAACGGTACTTTGATAGGTCGCTGTTTGGCACGTACTTGTGAGCCTCCTCGTACACCAACAGGATAGGAACATCGTTGTTAATCTTCTCACTGGGGTTGTTGGCGTAACGCAGACGTTTGTAGATGTACCCATACTCGAATACGAGGCGTGATATGAGCGAGACCGTGATGCTTAGCACCTCGAATGGAACCCCGCTGAGATCAAGGACGGTTACGTTCGATTTATTTGTCGACGGGTAACCGAGAAGCGTTTGGAGCGTTTCCTCGAACGTAATACTTTGCGACTTCTCGCCCAAGAAAAAGTCGAGCCTGCTGTCATTGACCTTGTTCTCAAGCCGGTTCACGAAGTTGGTCAGCTTTCCGTATAGACTGCCTTGCGTATACTTTGGCTGCCCGGCCTTTTCCTTATTGCTGGACGCGTAAACTTCCCCTGAATCGATCATCTCTTCGTTCTTCATGATCGCGTACGCAAGCACCTCTTTGATATCGAACTGGATAGGCGTGTCCAAGTGAATCTTTTGTTTTTCGGTTTCTGAGCCGGGGAACTTCGCGCGGCGGTCACGGATAATCGCTTCCTTGAAGATATTCCTCTGGTTGTGGTCGTTGGCTTCGGTGTCGAGGAAAAACTCCTCCAACTCTTCGCTGTTCAGCATCCAGTACGGCAAGACAAGATTCGAGATGTCGATGTGGTTTGCGGAAGGGAACGCTGACTTGTACTCCGAGTGAATGTCGAAAACGATGACGTGTGAGTTGTTGAGTGAGAAATTGCCGTCCTTTCCTGCTACTGCTTTTTGGATGATGGTAGCTAGAGTATGCGACTTGCCCGAGCCGGTAGAGCCGACCACAGCGATGTGTTTGTTGAAGAATTTGTTTCCGTTGACAGGAACGGGGATGTTAGTGTTCGACGCCAAGGTCGCAAAGCGAAACCTTTCGCTTTCGGAAACTGAGTCTTCGTAAATCTTTTTGATATCGGCGATGGTCGCGGGTTGGACTTCCTTCGGCGGGATCGCGAGCGAATCGCCGCCACGTTCAAATTTTCCGTCCCTCATGATGCCAAGCGGAAAGGCTTCGATGATGTGATCGCGCTTCCCGTCCGCGCTAACAGCGATCTGGAAGTTTTCGATAATGGCTATGAGGACCGCATTCTCATTGTCTGCAATCTTTACGTAGGAGCCGACCTTCAGCGACTCTTCCGCCAGCTTGAAATCTTCGAGATCGTCCACGACGATGCGTACCTTGTCGGGGAAAACGGCGATCACTTGGGCGTTGATTTGCTCTTCCTGTGCGTTTGTCATGCTCATGCGCCTGGGGGTTAGATGATGGATTTGATGTCCGACAGTTGCTCTACTTGAATCTTGACATGCCGGACCGCAGACTTGTCGTAGTGGAAGTAACTGCTGCCGAGGTGAAACTGGTAGATGCGTCGGGTCTTGGTGATTGCGTCCACGGTTTGTTCGACGTCGGCCAAGGTGTTCAGGACCTTGATCTTTATCCCGTTGCCATGCGTCGCTTTCTGCGTGATTGAGTGATAGTCGAAATCCGCTCCTTGAAAGTCGTGACCATCAATGAGCTTGAATCCTTCCGTGCTGAGCTCTCTCTTCAGCGCAAGCAACTCGCCGTCTGGTAGGCCCTGAACATGAACGTACGGGCAAAAGGGGGACGGCTCCCTTTTAGACAGCTTGGCCCACTTTCTGGAAAGCTCAAAAAGGAGGTCCTTGAGGTCCCTCCGGACATACGAGTTGGCGTCTGCCTCGATCAGGAAGAAACGCTCATACGGCGACACGTTCAGCTCCGTAAAGTATTCTCTGCGGAGCGCGGCAAGATGTGTCTTCTTGCCCTTCTTGTCGACGAACCACTCGTTAAACAAAATCGTGGAGGTGTCGACTCTTGCCAAGAACTCCTTCTTTGTGATTGTCCGGTCGGCCGGTACTGCCTGAATCGCGAGCTCGCGGATAACAGCCAGCGCGTTGTTGTAGTAGAAATATTCGGCCGAGAACGGCGTCGCTCCGAAGATCACTCGGACGGCGTCGAGCACTTCGCGATATTGTTCGTCAAACTCCTTCGCCCTAACGTCGATGGTAATGCGTTTCAGGAATTCTTTAAGGTCGGCATCGGAAAGGCCAAGTTCAGAATGGTGGTAGCGGGTAACCTTGCTAGCGCCCTTTCCCTCCGAGTAGGTGAGAAAATGTTTTTTCAGAAAATCGACATCGATGCCATCATCTAGCTTATCCTGACCTGCGGCGTAGTGACCCCTAATGGAGTAACAAATCTTTGGTTTCGTTCCGACCAAACTTTCCTTGAAGTGGGACACCATGTGCTTTACTGCATCTTTGATTGCAGAGTGGTTGTATTCCGTCTTCGCGTAATACTTGCATTGGGTAGCCGTCACCTCAGTTGCGGTTCGAATGTCGATGTCTTCGACACATTCGATCTCGATCGAATCCTCCGGTGAGGTTAGTCGCAAGACGCTGAGGATCGTCAGATCGAACTGGTAAAAATACCCCCTAATGGTGTCGACGGCGCTTCTGTCAGTCATGGCAGATTCAATCAATAATCGTTACGTTCAAAATGAGCGCCAATTGACATTCGCCACCGCAAACTCGCATGACGCATTTTTGACAATCGACGTAAGCTCGGGGTGGCCGGCCAGCGCCCAATCGATATCGTGAGATTATATTGTTTAACCATTATTTGATAGGATTTCGTCGCTATTTATTTAATGCTCGCGAACGCACTTTTTCCACGTCGCTTGTCACACGCGACGGCAGGCCCCGTGTCTTCTTTCCCTTTCTCAGCGTCATGCGTGGCTAAAGGGTCGACCGTTTGCTGGCGACGTTATAGCAGACATCACTTGGATCGAATGACCGAAACGCGTCGGGATCCCGTCAAACGTCTCCGCCGAACGAGCGTCGCTTCAGGGCCGGAAGCTGAAGATCGGGCCGACTAATGAAGCACCGCATCACCCATATTGATCACGCTCCCCGGACTCCGAGCAAACTCAGAATAACCAGAAATATCCCAAACCGGACGGAGCGATTCAGGCTGTTATTCGACTCATGCTACATTCATCAGCCAAAACTTCGAGAGGTTATGCGGTATGGGTTTTGCAATCATACGGGAAGGCGACTCTACCTCGCACGGGGGACGCGTGCTCGCGTGTACCGCGACGAACTTGGTGGACGGTCGCCCTCTTGCTCTTCTGGGTGACATGGTCTCGTGCCCCAAGTGTGGTGGCGTCTACCCGATCGTTGATGTCAAACGCATGGGAATGACGTTCGACGGGCGCCCGGTCGCGTTCGAGGGCGACAAAACCGCATGCGGTGCCTCGCTTATTGCCACGCAATCGACGGCCACGGCATCCCCCACGAGCGGCCCCGGTGGGTCTGCCGGCGGCGTCAAGAGCGAGGCGTACCAACCGAACGATGCCACGTCGAAAGCCTCTTACCGTGGACGCTTTCAGGTACTGGACGACAACACTCGTCAACCGGTGAGCGGACATCCATACACTATGACCGCAGCGGATGGCCGGACGGTGCAGGGCACGACCGATAGCAATGGTTTCACCGACTGGCTCGACGGCCACGAGGCATCGTCGCTCACGTTCAGCCATCCCGGGAGCGAGGGCGAGGCATGAGCGGCTACACGCCCAGCTCCGCAAACGGCGGGATGGCTGCAGGCGACGGGCAAACCACCCAGGTGGGATTGAACGGACGTCTGTCGCCCAAAGACAAGAAAGTCTTGTGCGACGCGATGTGCAAGTGCAACCGCATCGGGGTTGCCACCGCCGATGGCAAAATACGCAAGCAATCTTGCGTCGCGCAGCGGCTGAACGCGGCCAACGCCGTGTCCACTGCCATGACCGGTACCCCTACGGAATACCGGCCGGAGGTCTCTTACGATATGCGCCCCGTGCCGCCGTCACCACCGATACCGATCATGAGTTCGACGAGCCCCCTCGAGTCGCACTCGTTCATTCCGGCATGGATCGGAAAATACTGGCCGGGTGGAAACGACGCCTATCAGGAGGTGAAAGGGCAAGGCAATATTCGACGTCCCGATGTAGTGATCGTCAACGACCCATCGCTACCTCCCGAGCAATCCAACATTCGGACCGTTGTAGAAATGAAGTTCCCGCCCGACGACATGAACAGAGGACAGCGGACCGATTACATTCGGATCGCTGGCAGCTCGAAGAAGTTTGTGACAATGACTCCGGCAGATTGCGAGTGCGGCGACGATGAGTCGGACGAGCAGCCCGCGCAGTCAACACAGTCACAGTCAGCAAAGGACATTTTTGGATTGGACCTGCCCGGTGGATCGGGTAGCTCGCTACCCCCTGCCCTGCCACCGTTGCCGCCCATCCCAGCATTCCCCTGATCAACACGATGACAAACGAAGAACTTGCAGCCTGGGCCAACGATCCACGACGATCAGACACCCTGCCCTTTGGACTTCTTGAACCGCGTTACCAGAAAGGCATTGTAGGCGCAGCCCTGGTCGTGCGGGGCGTACTGTATTTTCGCGACGGCCATACATCGGCGGTACGCCAGGCGCTAGCCGGCTGTTTCGGGCAGTACCAGACCGAGATCGAGACATATCAACGCCTGGTTGACGAGGCCGCCGGTCATGCGCCATCAAGGACTGTGCCGCTGCACTGGTTCTATCAGGATGGCAAGCAACCCGTCGCGTTCGAGAAAGCGCCCGGTTTCGATCGAGTGGTCCAAACCGTCTCTGCCGACGAGGTGTTTTCAGTGACGATCACCAGCGCCGATCACAAACTTGCAACGGGCTTCTTTGAATTCTCTGTCTTTTGCATCGACACGTGGCAATCAAAGGTTGGTGGCGGCGGCCTGGACGCCCTCGTTTTCACGGTACCGAGACGCTTCCTGGAGTTGCGCCCTGGCACATTTCAGACGCTGTTTTCGGATTTTTCCAACGCTGTGCCGACCGTGCATGGGCACGCCGGGTATGCCGTCAACGTTCCCCCCATGGGTCGCGAACCGAACGAGGCGAGCGAATATTTCCTGGCACAGCGGTATGGGCCTGGTCTGGACGTCGGTGATCCGATGCGGACGGACGTGCGCGATATGACCGATCGCATCAAAACAGTGGATTGGCTCACCGCGCTTGATGCAGAACTGCTGCAAAAAGTTGGCGGCCCCCAAAAGCTGCCGCTCCCGCCTGACTGGTTCGGGCGTCGTTCGTTTGGAGACGGCGGTCTGATCATTCAAGCCGGTGCCGCGCCTCAAACCGGCGTATCAGCAGGCCCAGGCAAGCCCCCGGCACCGCCGCCCGCTTACGTCCTACTCAATGAAGCGCTGCGCCCCATCGTCGCCACGACGGCCGACGCCCTGCAGGACGGAACGTTGAGCAGCACTGAGCCGTTGCTCAGTACGACCCTCGCCAGCGAATCCTGGCTGCGCCGCCTCGACATACCGCCAGAGCAGATCCCCGCGCAGTGGGTCGAGCTCCATAAGACGCCGAAGCTGGCCAGTTCGGACTGACTTGACACGCTGAAGGGCTAACGACGTTGGAACCGCAGTCGGGGTATGCGCCATTGCCCGAATCCGCGCAAAAGTACTGACGGGGAACTCGCTTACGCACGGTCGCCCGTCACTGAAGCCGGCGGTCGTTCGGCAAATCAGAAAAGCCCTGCCGGTTGTGCCGCATCATCCCAGCTGAAAATAATCACCTCCTTCCGCGCGGCCTCGCGCCCTCCACCGCCCACGGTGTACCTGATGTCCACCGTCTCAATGTGAAATCCGTCGAACGCCCGACGGATGTCCGGATGATCATTGAGGCTCACGATCGCCCTGCCCTTCAGCGATCGCAGGCGGGTAGCCATCTCGACGTATTCGGAAAACGGAAACGGCACGCCGTAGCCTTCCGTCTCCCAGTAGGGCGGATCCAGATAGAACAGCGTGTGCGGCCGGTCGTACTTGTCGATGCACGCCTTCCAGTCGAGCCGTTCGACGAACGTGTTGGACAGGCGCAGGTGTGCGGCCGACAGCGTCTCCTCGAGCCGCAGCAGGTTCAGCCCCGGTGGTGTGGTCGTCGCCGTGCCGAACGACTGCCCTTCGATCTTGCCGCCGAAGCAGTTCTGCTGCAGGTAGTAGAAGCGGGCTGCCCGCTGGATATCGGTGAGCGTTTCCGGGATCGTGTCCTGCAGCCATCTGAACACCTGCCGGCTGGTGAGTGCCCACTTGAACTGGCGCACGAACTCCTCAAGGTGATGCTGCACGACACGATACAGGTTCACCAGCTCGCCGTTGATGTCATTGATTACCTCGACCTTCGCTGGCGGTCGCATGAAGTACAGCGCGGCCCCACCCGCGAAGACCTCGACGTAACAGTCATGTTCGGGAAACCGCGGAATCAGGTGGTCCGCGAGGCGGCGCTTGCCGCCGATCCATGGAACGATAGGATTTGCCATATCTGGAATTGCCTTTTCTTTTTTAAGTTAGAATTCGGCCCGCCTACCGGTAGGTGTCAGGGCCCTGGCTAATTCACTGGCTACTTCAGTGGAAAGGTGGCGTCGGGAATGCGCGAACATGCCTGACGTCGCCCTGTCTTCTCCCGCGCGGTGATGCGCGGTCAAAGTGACTTTGGCCGCCCACGATGGACGGCTACATGAGTGGTGTGCTGTGGAGAAGGCGACCTATCGTCCTTCGTCCTCGCCGGGCAGTTGCGCCCGCGAGACCACCGTATCCGGCGACACCGCGAACTGCGTAATCGCCGCAGCCTGCCTGTCCGCACGCGACGACGACCCGAAGAAATACTCCTTCGAGCCGAGCACCATCGCGATCAGAATCCCGAACAGCGTATCGAGCGCGCGCATCACGCCGTCATCGAGCCGGATCTGTCTGGCCGCCAGCAGGAACTCGAGGCCAATCACCGCAAAGAGCGCGACCGTATACATATAGGCCAGATTGCGCGCCGTATGGTCATGCTCCGCCGCCGCAAAGTTGCGTGCGCTCGCGCGATCGTCGGCCGCCACCCGGTCGGCCTGCACCAGGATGCCGGCCATGTTCTCCGCGTGCGTGAAGCCGGCCTGCCGCATCTTCAGCGCGAAGTCGTCGTCGGCCTGTTTCAGCGCCAGTAACTGCTCGGGCGTGATCTGCTGACCGGTCAGCGCGGCCTTGACAGCGTCCACTGAGCCATCGGCCAGACCGAGCTTGCCGGCGATCGCCGACGCAGCCATTGCCGCAATACCGGGTACGCCGCCCGTCAAGGCCGTGACGAGCCACGGCGCAACCGTTTTCAGGACATCCATCATGCGCTCACCCCCAATGCCCGGTTGAGCTGCCAGCCGTATTCGAACGTCTCGTTCTCGACACGCTTTTCGGCACACTCGATGTAATAGACCGACTGCTGCGCGGTCACCATGCCAAGCAGCACCCGATGCCCGTCCGCACCGCGCACGGCCAGAAACGCCTTGAGCGCCGCGATCGTCATGGCGCCGATGCCACCGTCGGTGGCGATATCGGCAAAGGCACGCTGGTTCTGATTCAGCACATTCAGCGCGCGCTGCAGGAAGCGCACGCCGGTCGCCGGCCCGGCGTTCACGCCGATGTCGAACAGCTTCTCCGCGAGCGCCGGCGAGACCGCGTCGACCAGATCGAACTTCGGCTGCTGCCAGTAGCGGCTGCGATAGATCTGCGCGGCGGTCGCGCGCGGCATGTCGCGCATCGCGCCGGCATAGCCGAACGCGCGGGCGACCGCAGCCGTCACGCCCCACATCGTCTCGCCGCCGGCATCAAGCGCATTGTTCGAGTAGCCGCCCTCGCGGCCGATCAGCGCATCGATTTTTTCGTCAAGTGTCATTGTTTGGTTCCCTGTCTGGTTTCTCTTGTCATGGTCTGTTCCAGCACCTCGAGGCGCTGCTGCTGCAACCGGTTGAGGATGTCGCCTTCGTTGATGTGGGTGAACACCCACACGATCGAGCCGACGAGGAAGGTCTGGACGATGCCGAGCACAATCCCGAGCACCCACATCGCGCCCCTCGCCGTGTTCTTCATCGCCGCGACCCGGTCGTCGACGCCGCCGATCTGCGCTTCGAGCGCATCGCGTTCCTTCTTTCCCTCGTCGACACGCGCCCACAGCAGCTCGATGTCCTTGCGCGCGTTCTGGTTGTGGATCGACATCTGCGCGAGCGCCCGGTCGAGCGCGGCGACCGGCTGCACCGATGTCTTGATGTCCTCGAGGCTTGCCGCGACGCTGCGCAGCTGCTCGCCGAAACGCGCGATCTGCACCGCCAGATCGTTGTTGTGCTGTTCACCCATCGGGCCGTCCGTTAATAAAAAAAAACGCCTCGCGTCCCCTATGCGGGCGCGGGCGGTCTGTGGTGATGCTGGTGGTGATCTTCTGTCGGTCAGTGCGGCGGCGCCGGCACCACGAGACTGATCTTCCTGCCCTTCTTCTTCCCGTGCCCGACCTTCGCCTTGCCCCGGTTGCCGGCGTTCAGCTCGACCTGTGTTTCCCAGCTTCGCCCCGCATACGTGTTCGTTACCGACTCGATCAGGAAATCGCCGTCCGCCTCCTTCTTGAAGCCCCTGAGCGTCACCGTCTTCTCGGCCGCGAAGTCCGCCCGGCCGGTCATCGTCATCGTGCTTTTCGCGGTATGGTGATTCAGCTTTTGGAGGCGGGCGTTCGCGGCGGCTTTCGCGGCCTCGGCGCTTGCGAATGCATGCCGCTCGGTGTGCACTGCGGAGGCGCCGGGCGGCGCATCCGGGTTCGGGATCGTCAGATCGATCTTCCTGCCGGACTTCGCGTCATGCACCTTCGTGCGCACCGCGACGAAACTCGCGCGGTCGGGAAACGTGATCTCGTAGTCGAGCAGCATGTCGGGCGTGAGCGTGATCGCGGGCAGCGGCTTGCCGCTCACGCTCCGGCCGGCGCCGCGACCCGCGACGATCAGCCTGCCCGCCTTCACGGTCGCCGTGGCGCCATGCTGCCGCGCGAGCCGCGTGATGAAGTGCAGATCGCTCTCGCCGAACTGGTCGGCACGCGGCACCGGCGCGTCGACGCTGCATGCAGCCGTCCACCGGTTGCGGCGGGCGACGTCACCGACAATGTCCGCGAGCTTCACGTTCTCCCAGCTGCCGTACCGGTGCGTCTTCACGGTCGCGCGCATGTTCGCGGGCTTGCCACGGATCACCACCGATGCGGGTGGCCCCTTGAGCGCGATTTCGTCGACCGCGTACTCACCGAGGAACGACAGGCCCCTGCCGCTCCAGCCGAGCGAGATTTTGAGCGTCGCACCTTTGGGCGGAAACTGGATCCTGCCGTCGCGATCGTCGAGCTCGATCTCGCACTCGTCCGACTCGAGCCCCGGCCTGTCCACCGTCCGGATGCGCAGCACGCGATCCTGGATCACGCGCGTGATGTCGTCGCCGTTCGCGACGATCTGGAAAATGGCCTGCATGAGTCTTCCCTATGTCCAGAGCTGGACCGGTTCATCGCGCTGCACGTCGCGATCGGGCAGCGTGATGAGGATTCCCGCGGCAAACGGCTGCGTGCGGGCCGCGAGCCCCGGATTCGCCTCGTACACCGCCTCGACCACACCCGCGAGCGCTCCATAGAACGCGTAGCAGAGCTCGTCGAGCACGTCGCCGTCAGAGGTTCTTATAGTCTTCGCCATAGCGGCCGAACTCCAGGCTGAAGGTCTGTTTGCGCGGAGCGCCGTCCGACATCAGCGCCTCCTGCTCCTCGTCGACGCCCTGCAGATACCAGCGGCCGAGCACCTCGCCGTAGCCGGTCGTGAGCTGCACGGGCACCATGCGGTCGCCGATCGCCCTTAGCGCATCGATCTGCCTGGCTCCCGGTCCGGAGGCGGCGAACACCACGCCGGAGAGCGTGATGGTCTCGCCGCCCTGGCTGACCGCCTGCAGCGCCTCCTGCCGGTTCAGGCGCTCCTGCGACGCGACCCTGTACTTCGTGGTGCGCCGCAGCTTGTCGAACGCCGCGGTCGACAGGTTGAAGTGGAACGTGTCGCCGGCATCGGACGTCAGCGTCATCAGGTGGGGCGTCGCGCCCGACGCACCGCCGAGCAGACCCGACAGCAGCGCCCCGGCGCCGGTCGAGGTGGCAAGCGAGGCGGGCGATGGAGCTTCCCTGATGCCCGCCCACGCGTTGAACTTCGTGCGCACGTCACCGAGCGCCGTGTTCACCGAGTCGGCCGCCGACTTCACCAGCGGATGATTCGATGCGGTGGCGATCCTGAGCACGCTGTTAACCGACGACTGCACGGCACTGAAGCTGCGCATCACCGTGCCGACCTTCGGATCGAGATCGCCGGCCACCGACAACGCACTGCCCGCGCCCGAGAGCAGTTCGGCCGCGCTCGTCAGGTTGCCGGTGGCGAGCTTCTGCAGCACCGCCACCGTGTTCGCGCTCGCTGCGCGGTTGCGTTCATACACGCGGCTCATGCTGCGCACGCGTTCGGTCGCGATGCTCGCCTGTGTCGCCGCCTGCGTGATCTGTCGTGTGAAATCCATCCTGCCTCCTACAGATATCTACAGATGGGGGCTGTCGAACATCGCCGAGCGGTTGTTCTTCGCCAGTTCGTCTTTCATCAGGCGCTGCAGCTGCGGCGACACCTTCGTGAGGAAGCGGTCCGCTGCGTCGCTGCCCGGCTCGCCCTGGAACGTGACGTGAAAGACCGGCGCAAAGGTGTTCTGCTGGTCGATCTTCGCCACAGGTTTGTCGGAACCCGGTGCACGCTCGAGCGCCTTCGCTTTCGCGAGCGCTTCGGCCACCGCAGGCGGCTGACCGTCGTTGCGCGAAGCGTTATACGAAAGCGCGAGTTTCGCGATCGCGCCAAGCGCCTTCTCACCCGCGAACGTCCCCAGCGCCCCGCCGGCGAGACCGCCGACCGCCGCACCGACCGGCCCGCCGAACGCGCCGATCATCGCGCCGACCTTCGCACCCAGCACGCCCCCGGCGAGACTGCCGGC